GGTGGGGAACATACTATGGTAAGAAATACAAAGGTTTTAAAGAGCAGATGAAAAACATTCTAACAGACTATCATGCAACAACAATGCTTGAAGGGTTGGTATGTGCAAATATGACCTTCTTTATTCCAGTGCCAAAGTCATGGTCTAAAAAAAAGAAAGAGCTACATATCGGAAAGTATTGTAACAACAATGCAGATCTAGACAACTACGAGAAAGCTATACTTGATGCCCTTAATGGACACTATTATTTAGATGATAGACAGATAGTAGAGCAATCTTCAAGGAAAATATATGCAGAGTTTGGCTCTATACATATCAATATAAAGGAGATAACAGATGTACCTAGATGAGTCTTACATTTTTATGATGCTGTGGATACCTATAGCTTATGGAATCTACAGAGCATTCAAAAAGCATGGAGATAATGAGTATAACGAAGGAATGGCCGACGCTATATGTATGTATCATAGCGGCAGACTTACTTACGAAGTAATAGTTAACGAGAATGGGGTTGAAGACATAAGAATAGATATAAATGGCGGAGCAAAATGAGGAACGTAGACGACTTAATTGATGATTGGTTTGATGAAAGAGGTATATCTAAAAATGGAAAGCCACTTGGACAAGCAATCAAAACACTAGAAGAAACAACAGAGTTACTTGATGCTTTAAATAGAGATGACAAAGCTGAGGTGATGGATGCTATCGGAGATATTTATGTAACTCTTCGTGGCGTTTGCAGAACGTACATGGTTAACATGGATATGTGCATAGAGCAAGCTTATGATGAGATTAAAAATAGAACCGGACATCTTAGGGAAGATGGTGTATTTGTAAAGGATTGATTATGGACAACACTATTAATCCAAAACATTACAAATTACATCCAAGTGGAATAGAATGCATAGACATCACAGAACACATGGGGTTTTGTTTAGGAAACGCTCTTAAATACATATGGAGAGTGGATCTTAAACATAACGATGGTGGTATTGAAGATTTAAGAAAAGCAAAATGGTACATTGAAAAAGAACTAAATAGGAGGATGAAGGTAGATGAAAGCAAACTACTTAGGAATAATAATAGACAGAGAGAAGAGCCGAAATATGACGCCACAAGCGATAGATTTATTGAAGGGGTACTACCTTAGAGGCTCAGAGAAAGACCCACAAGAAGCATACGCAAGGGCTGCAGTAGCATACAGTGGGGGAGACTTACAGTTAGCCCAGAGGTTATATGATGGCGTATCTAATAATTGGTTCATGTTTAGCAGCCCTGTACTCAGTAACGCCCCTAATCCCGGAGATGTTGCGAAAGGATTACCTATTAGTTGTTTCCTCAGTTATATCCCTGACACTTTATCTGGTCTTATTAGCCACCAGTCAGAGTTGGCTTGGCTATCTGTAAAAGGAGGAGGAGTTGGTGGTCACTGGTCCGATGTTCGTGCAGTATCTGACAAGGCACCATCGCCAATACCATTTATAAAAGTAGCAGACTCAGCAATGACTGCGTACAAACAAGGACAAACAAGGAAGGGAAGTTATGCAGCGTATTTGGATATATCTCACCCAGACGTTATTGAGTTCCTCAATATACGTGTTCCTACGGGAGGCGATAGTAACCGCAAGTGCTTTAATCTCAACAACGCTATTAATATCACTGATGATTTCATGGATGCTGTTGTTAATGATAGCGATTGGAATCTTATTGATCCCCATGACGATAGTGTTAGGGATACAGTATCTGCTAGGAACTTGTGGGAAAGGATACTTGAAATCCGCTATCGCACTGGAGAGCCTTATCTTAATTTCATTGATGAAGCTAACAGACACTTACCAGAAGCTCTTAAAGAAAAAGGTTTAAAGATTCGTGGAAGCAATCTATGTAATGAAATACACTTGCCAACAAGTAAGAATAGAACTGCAGTATGCTGCCTATCATCACTTAACTTGGAGACATATGATGAGTGGAAAGAAACAACAATTGTTGCTGATCTTATTACTATGCTGGACAATGTTATCGACTGCTTTATTGATAGCGCTCCTGAAGAATTAAAGAATGCAGTACACTCAGCTCGTAGAGAACGTAGCTTAGGATTAGGTGCAATGGGTTTTCACTCATACCTTCAATCTAAAAACATACCTTGGGAATCTGCAATGGCTGTTGGTCAAAACAGGATGTTGTTTAAAAACATAAAGGAGAAAGCACTGGAAGCTACGAGGGCGCTGGCCAAGAAAAAAGGAGAGTACCCAGATGGCAAAGGTACTGGTGTAAGAAACTCACACCTACTTGCAATCGCTCCTAATGCCAACTCCGGAATGATACTTGGAACGTCTGCATCTATTGAACCTATTAAGTCTAATGCTTACACGCATAAGACACGTGTAGGTTCTCACTTTATCAAGAACAAACACCTTGAGAAAGTAATGGAGGAGCACAGGTTGAGATTAGGTAAAGCAAGTGACTGGTTGGATCGTGAATGGAGAAACATAATACACCATGAAGGTTCCGTACAGCAACTTGATTACCTAACAGAATGGGAGAAGGATGTCTTCAAGACTGCCTTTGAGATAGACCAGTCATGGGTTGTTGAACAAGCGGCACAACGCCAAGAGTTCATTTGCCAAGGCCAATCTGTCAACCTATTCTTTCCTTCTGGCAGCGAAAAGTCTTACGTTAATTCAGTACACATTAAAGCTTGGAAGAATAAACTTAAAGGGTTGTACTACTTAAGAACATCTGCAAGCAGTGGAGCTGAAAACGTAGGTAAACAAGTGGAACGTATAGCACTTAAAGACTTTATAGAGGATACCGAATGTCTAGCTTGTTCGGGATAAAAAAGTGTAGCAGTTGTCATAATGTTTTTGAAATGACACCTGCTAACTTTAACAGGTCTTCTTCCCTCGATGGTTTTCAAGGTAGATGCAGAGGGTGTTTATCAAAAGCAAGAAAAGAACTCAAGAAAGAGAGGGCACTCTATTTTTATGAGAAGCAAGACTTTAAATGCTTAGATTGTGGGACAGTTAGTAAAAGGGTTGGTTTTTTTGATTTTCATCACAGAGACCCATCCAAGAAGTTATTTAATGTATCTTCTAAGATAACAAATAACATTGACAAAGTAGAGAAAGAAGTTGAAAAATGTGATATGCTTTGTCCTAACTGTCATAGAATAAGACATATAGATATAAGGGAAAATGATGGCAAAGAGGAGGAATGCTGAATACACATTGTATGAGATAAATGGTGGGTATAAAAACCCATCACCCCATACATTGCTGATGTTAAAGATATCAAAGATAGATACATCATGGTTTAACTTTGAGGAACACGGACTATATAGAAATGGAAGTCCATTTAATAATAATAAAGAGGAAGGACATGAGCTTACTGGAAGAAAACAAAACATACAAACCGTTCACATACCCTTGGGCGATGGAACTTACAGAACAACACGAGGACCTACATTGGACGGAGAAGGAGTTAAACCTAAGTGACGATGTAACTCAGTGGAAAGATGGAACACTATCAGATACTGAGAAGAATCACATAACACAGATACTAAGATTATTTACACAGTCTGATGTTGTTGTTGCGGGAAACTATTCGGAACTATATATACCAAAGTTTCTTAACAACGAAATCAGGTCAATGCTACTATCATTTGCAGCTAGGGAGGGCATACACCAAAGAGCTTACGCTCTACTTAATGACACTTTAGGGCTACATGAGAGTGAATACTCAGCATTCCTAGAGTACAATGCTATGGTAAACAAGGTAGACTTTATGAAGGATGCTGACGTGCACACGCTGCACGGACTCGCAAAGTCTATAGCGCTTAGTGTATTCAATGAAGGTGTATCATTATTCAGTGCATTTATTATGCTACTAAACTACCAAAGGTTTGGTAAAATGAAAGGAATGAATACTGTAGTTGAGTGGAGTATTAGAGATGAAACAATGCACGTTGAAGGAATGAGCAAATTGTTTCGTGAATTTTGTAATGAACATCCAAGATTAGTAAATGATGAATTCAAAAAAGAAATATACGAGATGGCAAGGA